CCTCTGGAGACGCTCCTCTTCTTTCTCTTTTTTTTGATATGATAAAAGTTCAGTAGTTTGACCCAACAACTGTGCAATAGCAATAGTAATTGCCGATCCCTCTGCGATTGAAATTGGTTGTGCGATAGGAAGTGCTGGTTCTGGTATAGGTTGAACCGATACTATTTTATCATGTTTTGTTTCATTTTGAGTATGCATCCTTGTATAATGAGTTTTAAGTCCTTTCGCAGACTTGACCTCTTTTAAGCAAATATCGCATTGAAATTTTGTAATGGTTTCCATTATTAAATTAACCTGTCAAAACATATAAAAGAATCAATTTTTAAAAATAATTTGAATATGAAAATATGTAAATGTTTTTCTTCATATTTTTCAAAAAATTTTAAAAAAAAATCAATTTTAATGGACAAACATTTTAAAAATGATTTGATTTTTTATTCGGTTAAAATAAAATGCAAGATTTAGATGACATTATTCCGAGGACTTTTTTCCGATTTCAGAATGAATTAAAACTATATCATTGGCAAACTTTTTCGTATTCAAGACATATTGCATCAGATATGTTATACAGTGAATTATCGGATCTAATCGACAAATTTGTCGAAATATACATGGGCAAATACAATAAAAGAGTAAAACTTATTAATTCACCCATCAAAATTCAATCTTATAATGAAAAAAATGTATACAAATTATTTTTAAATTTCAAAAAATTTTTAGAAAGCCTGAATCAAGTTTTAGAAAAAAAAAAGAGATGTACGTCTGATTTATTAAATATTCGTGATGAAATGTTGGGAAATATCGAACAAACCATTTATCGTTTTACATTATTTTAGAATTTTGATTTTACAAAAATGATTAAATGAATTTTCACAATGACCACAATTCTTTATTTTTTGACAATAACCTGAAATCTGAAACTTTTTATTATCATTATAAACTTTTATGATGGATGATCTGGATGCTTGACTCAGATCAGTACAAAAACATTGTGGTTCTAATAATGCAGATTCACCTAATCCTCCAGGAAAAAAAGTAAAAGAATAGGAATTTTTAATTGATTTATACATGTTTGTTATTCTGAATAATTTTTATAAATATGATTAAAATTGTTCATATCTTTTTTTTTTACTCAAATAAAAAAAATGGGAGCAGCACAAGCAAAAAATACAGCAAAAGAAATTGCGAGTATTACTAATGATATTTCTCAACAAACAGATACAATTTCAACGAATTTTATAAACAATTATATGTCGGTAAACTTTAATCAATGTCAAATAGATGCACAAGATGTTAATATTAAAAATTATGTACAAAATAATATCAAGGCCGCTCAGATAACAAAGGCTTTACAGAATGCAAAAGTTGTCAATGATATTTCTCAAAAACTGGCACAAAAGGCTAAAGCGGATATGGGATTTCTTGGTGTTGGTTACGCAAGTGCAACCAATTCAGCGTCTACAGAAGCCAACTCTACGACCGCTATTGTAAATGCCATGAGCACGGTAATGCAAAATCTAGAAAGTAGTATATTTAATTTTACATGTTCAGGAAGCGAATTTAAACTCAAGGGTGATCTTAATATTTCAAATGAAACGTTTAATGATATTGCTTCAAGTCAAACAGTAGAAAATACTCAAATCGTCGATCTGAGCAATTCCATTACACAAGACATAAGTCAAACCGCATCCGCTACAGTACAAGGTGCCACCGCCTTTTTAATACTCATTATTATAATTATAGGTGTCGTTTGTGTCGTGTTCTTCGGTGGTGCCAGCAAATCATTACCTATTGTGTTAACCTTTGGAACCGTAATTGGGATCATAATTCTTTTTGTATGGATGTATGCCGTTAAAGCACCGCCTTTTTTTGCCCCCCCGGTGTATGTATTTCCTTATGCTATATCCCCTAGTGAAAACGGCGCCTACGGAGATAAACAACCCGTGAATATTCAAACACGTGAAATCGCAATGAAAACTCCACCTTTACGATATATGTACCCATTGTTTAATGATATCACCACAGACCCTAAAATAAGTTTATTAAGCTTAAATATTAGTCAACAAGTTGGTAGTGGCAATATCCAATCGAATCATGGATATAATAATGCAAATGCAAAAGTCATCAACGAAACATGGAAAAAAACAATGAGTGAAATATATGATCAATTTGATCCATCCACAGGACAAAAATTAAAAGATATCAATCTATTACAATACTACAATACGAAAATACCTAACGATCCTAATACTATAGATTATACAACCAACTCTGGAGGCCCCGTGATCTGGGATCAAATAAATGGGTGTGAAAAAGTTGATTGTCAAGGAAATAAAACTTTTCTTGTGGGAACTGCCGGTAATGATAATTGTTCTGGGGATAATTATTGTAATGATCAACATCTCGCTCTGCCAAATATAGATGATTTTAGAAAATATGCGTCCAACCCTGCAAATTCAAAATTTTTACGTTTTGTTTTAGCCGATATGTTCGGTTTCAGTACCAATGTTTATATTGACGATGATGAGTATGTACGATACCGAGATGAAAAAAATAATATTAAAATAGGACAGGCGAAAGATGTAGATAAGAGATTTATTATACGTGTTCTGGGAAATCGTGGCGATCCCAATGCCAACATGGTGGGAAGTGTTACAGCATCCACAGAATTTGGTGAGTATCCGGGTGCGGTATACAACACACAAAAAAATATGAAAACATGGGGTGTTTACATCCTGGTACTCGTTTTGATTGGTGTATTTGTATTTATATGGGTATATGCACGAACAAAAGCAAAAAACAAATCCAAAAAATAGGTTTTAGCAAATAAAATAATTAAAGGATATATTCTGTGAAAACATTTCATTATTCAGATCAAAACTCCAGTTGGGTATTGGGGCCATCTCATCTTTGAATGCGCATGAAAATTCTATTCCTGTATTGGTAATATTATAAATCAGGGGAATTGCCACAAAAGATGATGTATAACTATTGGCGATACATCCTATTGCCGGAGGATTTGTTAAGGCAGTGGTGGTAAATTTTGACGTCAAACGATTTGTTTGATGGATTTCAAAAAACTGTCCTTGAGATGAAGATGTTTCACCGATGGCCACCCATGAAAAATTGACCGTATGCGTTTGAGGTTGTCCTTTGTCATCGACTAAACAACACTCAAAAAATTCGTTTGTGACGTTTAAAAGTTGAAAAGAAACGAATATAATTTGTTGATCTTGGTCCTTCATAAAATAGGGAGTTCCGATCACAACTGGGACACTTTTGAACGGATCTTTAAAATCGATATGTAAACTTGTGGACGAAGGATCCCATTGGACTTTATTTGAACCCTGCGAACCATACCGCCCAAGAGATATCGTATTTCCCAAACTTGGAATAGCATAATATATTATATTGTCTTTTTGTTTCTCGCCTTCTATTATATTTGAAATTTGAAATGAAACATCGGAATGAGTTGGAAGTAATACATTCCCGGTCACAAATTGTGGTTCCGTAATATCACTTACGATAGATGCAAATAGCACATTATAACGGGGTACATCGATAGGGGCATCCAATAATATCGTACGATCGCTTGATGATTGTGTTCCTACATACAATTGTGCCGGCACGATACAAGATCCGTCATACACGGAATAGTTGTAGGTGCAAATTGTTAAAAAATACATGGATATTATCAGGATTAAAACGCTTGAAATTAACCAAACACGATACCAGGCTTTAGATTCAATTTTACGACTCATCATCACACAAAAAATTAATAGTACGAGAATGAATAATGTTCCCATAACATTCCATTGCACGGTACTTTTTTGTGTCGTCGTTATTTTAGTGAATCCTTGAATCTGAGGCACACACTTTCCACTGGCACATGTGCAGGTATAAGAACATTGTTCATCAAAAATGCATTCACAAGACATGTAATCACAATAATTTTTAGGCATGGGTATTTTGGTGTATGCCGTATTACACAAAAATGGTTTGTCATTACCAATATTATTTGCATCGCAAAACGATTGTAGTTTAAGATCAAATGCCAAGAAGAGCATAATAGCCAATAAAGGACAAGATATGTACAAACAGGCCCAATAACGTTTCCATACAATAAGGATGATGGTTATTAATATTACAATACCTATACCATTACCAAACACATTCCAGTTGATAGGAATATTACGGGAACCACATAATTGCTGAAATCGAGCTTTATCGAGCGCTCCTGGATTTTTGGATATCGTTTGGTTCTTGGAGTACATCCAATTGTAAACGGTTTTACAATTATTTTTACAATAATCTTTTGTGGCATTCACCAGTTTGCGATCGGAATCCGTACAGTTCCGATCAAAACACATTGCGGTTGGATTTGCATACGTTAAAAGATTAGGAGGCATAAGACCACTGTAATAACAAGAACAAGTAGTAGATAAAGAATCCTGATAGGAAAGGTTTTCCGAAATAATGCTCTGAATCGCTACCGAATCTGTAATAATCTGAGTATTACATGCATTATCGACAAATTGTTTATAGGATGTGATATCCGTCGGGTGTTGAGAGCAACTCTGGGGGTACACCCCTGTATACTCAAAAAGATAGTTACAAAAATCAATAGAAGAATAAATGACGGGTTTCATAATAGCCACTAATGGAGCGGACCATTTCTCAATAGTGACTTCGAATTGAATACAAATAACAAATGGAATATTATAATTATTCTGTTCAAATCGGATGCCTGTAATAGATGGATTATAAACATCATCGGCTTTTGCGATTTTGTACCAATTATTAAACCCATCAAAAGGATAAGGTAAAGGATTTTGGAGATTCTGTATCGAATTTATTTTGTATAGTCTTGCTTCTGGTACCATCTGCAAACAATTAATAGTATCCGGTACTATAGTGTATGATGAAAATATTTGAGATTGTACTCGACCTTTTTTATATATGTATACCGAATCTTCTTGAAGATAATGGTTTAAATATTTTGTAATTTGGATATCGATGTCAGATTTTTTTTGATTAAGCACGGTTTTTTCAAATATTCGATAACCCATACGTATTCTGAGTCTATAGGATTTTGATGAAGAATCGTATTTCGGGATGGGTTGAACCAACAAATAATTTAAAAAATCACGAAGATCTTTAGGATCTTGCGTTTTTTCAAAATTAAAAGGGATGTAATATATTATATTATTAATATATAAATCGTTCTGGGTATAGGGGAAGATTTGTTGATTGACTAATTCAAAAAGTATGGAATAATAGAGATCTACCCAGTAATATATATACATGTAGAATTGTACCATCTGACGGAATTGGAGATCGGATTGTAAACTTACACCACTGTCTGGATTCGTATTATTAAACATATCCGTTTCCCATTGTCTAACTTTACTATCAAAACCGAATGTAAAACCTTTTGGAAGAATATCAAAAACATAATGACATAAAATATCCACACGCTGTTGATTTGCATCCGTGGAATTGGCTCTGCTCATCCATTGGCCTGCTTTCTGATAACGACAATAATAGTCATCATCTCCTTCATACCAGGGGACAGAAGTATTACCGGGGGAGGCAACGTTTCCATTTACAGATAAAATTGAACAGGTACCCTGAAAATCCGGTTTTATACAGTACCCCGTGATGATAGAATTACATTTTACAATATTATCACAATCTCCTAAAGAGCAACTTTGACAATTACGAGTACTGTTGTGAGTAATATTTTCCCATAAAAGAATATGGGATTCCTGACCTTCACACTGATCTTTTGTAGAATTTTTGGTTTGTTGCAAACACCCAGAATAGTAATCACTTGGAGACACACAATAACTACTTTTTATACCTTTTGTTCTGCAAGTATATTCAGTTCCTAAAGGTGGTCTAAATTCATATCCAGGGATGCTATTTGCTGTAAAATCATTACCCATAAGAAGGACATTTTTGTTGAGAAAATAAAATTCAATTTTGTATAAAGAGATAAAGAATAAAAACGTAGAATAATCAACTGACAAACCTTCAATCATCAGTGTCCAATTATTTTTAATTTCACATGAGGGTTGACCACTCGTTGGAAGAGGTATCCAAGGTGTATTTCCACTACAATTATTTGGCATTTATTATATATTTTTTATTTTATATGTTTACAGGATGAAAAATGAACAAATGCATGTTTACATTGTTTTTGATAACGCATGATCGGTTTCAAATTTGATAGTAATGGGTGTTTCTTTTCCAGAATATTGAAATATTTAAATACTATGTTATCATTACAACTACAAAATTTTCTTTGACATAAAAATCGAGATTCATTTCTAAAAATATATAAATGTTTCCAGACAATAGGTTTGAATATAAAGATTGGGTTTTGTTGAAACCATAACAATAAATGTTTATTTGAAATCATTTTTTTTTTTATAAGAATGAGAAAATGATTTCAATTTTTATGTTTATTTAACACATCATAACTTATATCATGAAAAATTTACCATCGGGTGTTCGAAATTAATTGGTATAAATTTTTATTTTTATTAATTTCGTATTGTAATAAAAAAATTGTATTCATAAAGTTAGATTGACTTAGATTCTTAATTTTTTCGTATATTTTATTCCTTATTTGATGTGCCCTTAGATATGATACTTTATATTTATTGTGTATCAATAAGGGTAAATGTTCATAATCTTTATAATAATCTTCAAATGTTTTTGGATCAAACGATAAACGCAACCATTCTGCTTTTTTATTTTTAGTATTTATATAAAATATATTATTTTTTATGTTGCCTTTTTGGAAATAATGAATGTCTTTCATTACATTTTTATATATTTCATGGAATGTAGAATCATATTGATATATTTCATATAAAATATTAGTCGGGAAAAAATAATTCATTTTTCTATTTTGTTAAAAATAAATCATTTTTTTAAATAAACGATGATGGTTTAAAAAAATATGATTCCTCCGATAGCATATTTTTCTAATAGATTCTGGAAATAATTTCGTTCTTCAATAGATAAGGGTTTCACGTCTTTATTATCTTTCGTATATAAATCATATTTACTGAATAATTGGACCCATTTTTTATTAGTCCGATCCTCATCATCCTCCCTATCAATATACGCATCATGTCTATGCCAAACTTGTAACGAATGAAAACGGATCACGGCTAATGCTTCATCCGGCAGAAGACAATGATTGTGTAAAAGAACCTGGTAAAGATATTCATCATGACCGAATGAAATAAGTGCATTTTTTAATCCTTGTTTCTGCTGTGGAGGTGGGTGAGAATATTGATGCAAATAGTGATATTCCGGATAAACGGCCGAAGGAGGTAAAGGTTCATCCAGCAAAAAAGTGTCACCCACAACTCCAAATTGATGTGATGGAGAAACACCATCTACGATCGATAATCGTTTACTATACATCATCTTTCCTAAATCATGGATTAAGCCTACTACTTGCATCCATTCTGGTAAACGATCTCGTCGTAATGCTTTAGCCGTTTGATACGCGTGTATAGAATTCGGAAGATCAAGGTCGGGGTCTGAATAATCCCTAAAATCATCCAATTTGGATAAGGCATCCCATATCGTTAAAGGGATTGTAAATTCTGAACAATAAATTTGTTTCATCCGGTTTACATAATTTTTACATTGATTTTGATAACAATCGTGATAATGTTGTCGTACTCTTTGGTCGGCATTTTCATAATTTCTAAACATTTTATTATAAAATTATTTTAGATTTTTTCATTTAGATTGAGTTTCGCTTTTGTTGAGCCACGTAAAAAAATTTATTTTGATTTAAATAAAATCTTATTTTAATTATAAACTAAAAAAAATGCAATTGATGAAATATACAAAATATATTTGGACAATCGGATGCGCGTTTGCATTCCCCAGGATCCAAAAGATAGTCATCAATAATGAAAACACGTATTTGGATAATATAAACAGAAAGGCAGTACCCTCTAAAAATTATCTGGATCAGTTGAGTGCACCCAAAATCGATCCGAGGACACAGATTCGGATCCGAATCCCCTTGCTTTTACGGAATAATCACAATGTTTCAGATACGTCACTCATCGGACTATCGCAAAAAAAAAATATGAAATATAGCAAAACTTCTTCTGAAGGGACATTTAAAATCGAAAACAATGATTATAACATTACGTTTAAAAATGTTGGGGGCTACAAGAATGTAAAGAAAGAATTATTGCAAATTATAGATATCTTGAAAAATAAAACACGATATGATGATTATGGTGTTCGAATCCCCAAAGGTGTTCTATTAGAAGGTCCAACGGGTAATGGGAAAACTTTATTAGCGAGAGCGTTCGCTGGAGAAATCGATTATCCTATTATCGCAACATCGGGTGCCGAATTTAATGAAAAATATGTAGGGGTTGGGGCAGCACGAGTGCGTGAATTATTTTCATTCGCAGAAACGAATCAACCCTGTATCATTTTTATTGATGAAATTGATGCAGTGGCACGAAAGAGGGTGAACACGGAAGATGGATCAGGGGATGAAAGGAGTCAAACCCTGAATCAATTATTGGTGGCATTGGACGGTTTTAATATACAGAACAAGATTATTGTCATGGGAGCCACCAATCGATTAGATATTTTAGATAAAGCGATTATTCGTCCTGGAAGAATGGATAAATTGATTCATGTTCCAAATCCTGACTCTGATACTCGGAAAGAAATTATTGAGATTCATAAACAAAAAAAACCCATCAATGCTACTATCGATGATATCGTATCATTAACATCGGGTCTGAATGGTGCACAGATTGAAAACTTACTGAATGAAGCCTCATTATTTGGTATAAGGAATGATATACTTCCTATTGATTATCGTATCCTTGAAGATACAAGAAATCGATTGATTTTAGGATATTCAATCGGTAAGAAAAATATATCCGAAGAGGCATTAAAGAGAATTGCTATCCACGAGATTGGACATTTATTATTAGCCTTGAATTCAGAATATTTTGAAAAACCGAGTAAAGTAACTGTGGATTCTTCCACTTTCGCATCCTTAGGTTATACCGTTTTTGAAAAATCGGATGTCGATCAGGGTATATTTTTGAGAGAATATCTAAACGATCACCTGAAAGTTTTATTGGGTGGGAGAGTTGCTGAAGAGACAATTTATGGAAATTCCGTATCGTCGGGCGCGTTTTCTGATTTAGAAACGGCGTTTAATGTCGCTCGTAAAATGATTATGGAATACGGTATGGGAAAAAATATTATATATCCTCATTTTAGTGAAACATATAAGAAAATCATCGATCAACAGATACACGAATTGATTAATAAATCTTATTTCGAAACTAAGAAATATTTAATCGAGAATAAAGAAAGATTAATAAAATTATCCGAAAAACTAATCGAAAAGAAAACATTATATAAAAACGATTTTTTAAAAATTTAATGTTTATCCATTATAGATAATGGGAAGAATAAAGAGAACAAGACACATAGAAAATGGATTCAGAGTTTTAGAAAATTTTCTAAAATCCCAACAAGTTTTTCAAAAACATTATTACTTTTTTAAAAAAATTAATAATGGTATATTAATCGATAAAACTTTTATAGAATTTGAAAAATGCAGTTTTAATGGTGCCATCATCATTAAGAAAAATAATACATATACAAATATTGTAGATAATTTATTCGACTGTGAATTAATAAATGTTTTTCGTTTAAGCGATGAACCCTTGAGTGATCCTTCGATTCATGCAAAAATTATCACGATTGACGGTGAAACAAAATATTATTTGAAACAAATTATCTACAGATATGAAGACCCTCGAGTATTTACTTTTAATAATAATCTTTATATGACAACCAATTTTTTGGCGAATGTGGGGGGTCATTTTGTAAGCAGAATGAAAATGTTTTTATTAGATGATAATCTGAATATAGCCGATGAAAAATATTTGGATATCGGTTATAATTTTTCAGAAGGAAATCAATTGGAAAAAAATTGGATCTTTTTTCAGCATAAAGATAAGATTTGTGTAATTTACTCTATTCATCCTTTTGTCATTTATAGTTTAACATTGAATCCAAATGATCTGAAGGATCCCAATGTTGCAATTGAAAAAATAGTCCATTTCGATTGGAATTGGACATTGGCAGAAAATATACGTGGAGGGACAACAACTGTGTTTATAGATCATCATTATTATATGTTTGCGCATTCCAAAATAAATTATGATAAATATGCAATCATCATTATTCAATTTGATTCAAATCTACAGCTTAAAAAAAGGAGTGATCTATTGTATTTTGGAGACTTTGGTATAATATTTCCGGTGGGATGTGTGTATGTTACAGAAGAAGAAAAATTTTATGTTACCTGCGGCGTGGAGGACAGAGAACAATATATACTCACTTATACTAAAAAACAGGTTGATTCTCTATTAAAAGAGATTTAGAAAAATTACCATGCCATATAATCAAATATTTTAATTTTAGAATGGAATGTATGGTTCAATTGTTCAATAGAGTCATGAGTGAATTTGTCCAGGTTTTCGATATTTTTAAAAAATATATCTAAAGAAATTTTATTATATTTTAATTCATTCAGAAAAAATACTGATCCAGTTTGAATCGTTTGACAGATTGCGTAAAGACGATCATATTTCAGATGATAGGTTTCTCTTCGGATGAGCATTTTTTTATATATGGTCTCATCAATTTCATTTTTAAGATATTTTAATCGTAAATCAATATTTTTTCGTTCGGTTTTGACCTGAATCCTAGGAAGATCATTGTGAACTATATGATTTAATCGCTGATGAATGACCTTGAATTTCGGATTATTTTTATGATTATACCCGTAAATATTCCAAACATCATCACAATAGAAATTTTGCGGATTTGTCAGTCCTAATTTTTCACTATATTCGTAAAAATGGGGATTATGGATAGGACCATTTGTGATTTTTCCAGTATTCCAATTGAATGCCTTGTGACATCCAGGACACCACATCTGAGAACATCCTTCAGACTTTTGGATCCGAGTCGAACAATTCGGACAAGGTTTTGAACTTTTAACGATAAGATTCCATGTTTCAACATCTTTTTCTTGACATTCATGATCAAGATTTTTTATCGTATTACATTTCAGACATGTTTCTTGATTACAGATAGGACATTTCCCTTTTGAATTTATAAATCCTTTGCAATTCATCATCGCACATGAACGAATGTTTTTGGGTCCCAGGCTCTGACCTTTTTCTTGATTATTTTCTAATTCCCATATTTCATGAAGTATTTTTTGCTGTTCCTCCTTCAGAACGGCCAATTTGTCCAAGAGTTCATTTTTTTTATTTATTTTTTCAAGTATACCCATTGCTTCAGGAAAAAAAGATTGTTCCCGTTTAAAGAGAAGATCGGATCGCGAAGATTTATATTCTTTTTTAAGGAACGATTGGGGGAGATTTTGATTCAAAAAATTTACATCCCATGGATGATTGCAATGCATGCAATGTGGATCTTTAAGCGTAGAAAGAAGATATTTTTTAATGCATTCTCGGCATGTAGAATTTTCACATTTAATGCACTTGATGTTGTATCTTGTGCGTTTATTAAAATTTTCAAAGCAGATGGAGCATTCCATTGTATCTGTCATAAACATCATCAGTCAAACCAAGAAATAACAATACTCAAAACAACCATTTTTTGTAGTAAAATTTTAAAAACATCATTTTTTAAAGCATATAAAATATATATTAAAATTATTTTTTTATAAATGAATCGAATACAAGAGTAAATACTCCTTGTAATATAGCAAAAATAATCATTGTAAGAATAATCCTTGTCCAGTCAGACGATGTTGGTTCCATAAATTGAAATCGACTATTCGAATTTCTACCAATATTTTAGTGAATTAGATTTTCAATTAGATTCAAAACAATAAATACCAAAAAACTGGCAATGAATATATGCCACTTTCCACGAAAAGAAAACATTTTTATTAATAAAAAACTAATTTTTTATTAAAGGATCACAATAACCTGTAGGTATTTATATTAAAAATTTTTAATATCTTCATCTTTCAATACAATTTGAAGATCTTTTGGATAAAGAGTGTCTCGTTTTGCATTTTTTATATTATAATTGGCTTTCGTTAATAAAGACAATAAAAATGTTTCAATATAGTTGTATGGAAATTAATGCTTCATTTTCAAATTTTAATTCAGTATTAAAATCAGTGGCTATTTATCTTTGTTCCTGGATTTAAAGAATCGATAGTCCTTGATAAAAAATATAAATTGCATTCCGATCAATCCATTTGGTTGAAATAAATCCAGAAAAAAAATAATTTGAAAAATAAAATGCTTGGAAAAGGAGGATTCGGACAAGTTTATGCTCACAAAGATATAAAAAGAGGGCTCATTGCGATAAAAAAAGGAAAAGGTATTCAGAATCAATATAATATATTATCCAAAATCGAACATCCTAATATCATAAAGGTCTACGATTTTTTCGATGATTCATTTACTATGCAGATCCTTAGCATGGATGATGGTTGGATCAACTTGAAAATGTTTTTACAAAGGTATAGTTCACCTCTCGAAGGAAATTTAGGTGATTTGATATTATCGAGGAGATTACCAGAATTAGTAGATGCGATAGAATATTTGCATAATCAACGTATCGCCCACCGTGATATAAAACCGGAAAATATATTTATACAATTAAATCATCATGTACGATATGGGATCAAATTAATTGATTTTGGTCTCTCTTGTTCTGAAAAAAAATGTGAGGATCTCAAAGGAACATTTTTATACAGTTCTCCTGAAATATTCGAATTGGCGATAGACATGGAAATTCATCATAAAAAGCATGTTGAACTACCCATCGATCATGTAATCAAATCCGATTTATGGGCGCTGGGATTAGTGATTTATAATTGTGTCCATTATGGAAAAAATCCCACTGATTTTTATGGGATTATTACTCATTCCGCAAACGATTTTCTTCAGTTTTACGCTGGATATGAAGGGATCCCGGGAGTCACTTCTTTTCAAAAAATAAATAATCACGATACAAAAAACCTTAAATATAATATAGAAACGAGAGCCATTTCTTTTTTAGAATCCATAGAACCATCATTGATGGCAAGATTAAATTATAAAAATTATCTAAAGATTGATCCACAAAAGCGGGATATTCCAAGAATTGGAAATCATCCAGAGCAAGGGAAATATTTACAGATTTATAAACAATCATTATTATTAGAAAAAGATTTAGAAGAAATTTTCACAAAATTACGAAATAAAAGACAGGAAGATTATAAAAAAAAAACAGACGAATTATCAGGATTACGATATTTTTGGCGTAAAAATCCAAATTGGAATGAATTTATAAATTTGGAATGTTTAAAATTTAATAAACCAATGAATGATATCTTTTTATTCTTAATCCAGGATGAACGAGCTTTGCAAGTATTCTGGAACGATATGATGATTAGCACCAGGGCTCGACGAGATAAATTCTTGACAAGATTATTCAAGAAATTTATTCTCAGGAATGATTCACAAAAATTTCGTTTACCACAAACAAATTTCATTAAAAAAAAATATTTGCATTCAAACTCTGTATCATTAAAAGAAAAATTATAATATTCATCAATAATAGATATATGGCAGAAATCATAACTGAAACGGCACAAGCTCGGTATATCCAATGCCAAAATTTACGAGATCTAATACAACCTATCATTGATATTAATTATCTCAATACGGGATCTTCAATATTCTATTCTTTTCTTCCTCAGGGTGAACTTAACGATACGGAATTTGACAATGTGATATATATAACGAACTTTAATCCACAAGACATCGTAGATAATAATATTACAGATATAAGGATTTATGATAGAGAAAGAATCAATTATATAATTAATTTTAATGATAATCAAGAGA